GCTCGCGGTCGATGTCGGCAAGAACTTCATCACCTTCGAGGCCGGATGGTTCAACGCTCTGCCGGTCGGCAAGTTCGTCGGCGGCTATGTGCAGTGGACCGACAACGAGACGGACATCGTGCAGACCCGGACGATCCTGACGCTCGGTGCGACCAACACGCAGGTTATCGTCAACGGCGATGTCTTCGGGCTGGCGGCCGGGGAGCAGGTGCAGGCATATCTTGGGTGCAATCACCAGCTTTCCGATTGTGAGCATCTGCACCACAATGTAGTAAACTTCGGAGGGCAGCCTTGGATTCCCAAGGACAACCCGACGAAGCTGACCAACCAGTTCTATTGACGGAGGATGACATATGCCTTGGTGGTTCCTGATCCAGCTCGCTATCGGCGTCGCGCTCATGGTCGTGGCATACGCCCTCGCACCCAAGCCCAAGCAGGCGAAACCTGCGGCATCGTCTGACCTCGAAGCCCCGACGGCGGAAGCGGGTCGGCCGATCCCCGTGATCTTCGGATCGCTGGAATTGAAGGGCGGCAACGTGATCGGCTTCTGGGACAAAGAGAAGCACGACTTCGAGATCACGGCATGACGACCACGCAGGACATCGGGGACTTCATCGTCACCATCGGGGACGTTCGCAAGTCGGGGCATTGTGCTGCCGGGGCGCGGGAGTTCTTCGAGGCCAACAAACTCGACTTTCGTGCCTTTCTGCGCGACGGTGTGAAGGCAAGCACGCTCCTTGCGACCGGCGACGCCCGGGCCGAGCAGGTCGTGAACAGGACGAGGACTCGCCGCTATGGGTAAAAGGAGCAAGAAGCCTAAGATGCGAGTGACGGAGTATTTTTGCTCCGTCCACTACGGCCTCTGCCAAGGCCCCGTCGATAGGCTCAACCATATCCGAATCAACGACAAGATCGCGTGGTCGGGTCGGGTCGGCCAAGAGGCCGTCTTCGAGATCAACAAGCAGAAGCTCTACGGCGGGATCAAGAAGGAAGGTGGCGTCCAAGGGTATGCCGTCTACCAGCCCGGGTCGTTCGACCAATTCAGCTCGGCCACGGCCGCTGCCAAGGTCGGCAGGAACGCAGGGAACGCCCCCGCGTATCGCGGTCTGGCGAATGTCCTCCTGACCGGGCACCCCAGCTTGGCGAACGAAGAGGCCCCGGTCGATAACGTGAACGACGGCGGCTCCGGGGGAACCATAGTCAGTGGGTTCCTCGGGCTATTCTCGGCGCTCTTCAGCGGTAAGGAGAACGGGAGCGGGTCGCAGGTCGGGAGCCGCAGGGGGTTCTACTGGTCCGCGAACCAGCCCTACATCTGGCCCTGCGCCTTCCATCTGACACGCATCCCGAACGGCTGGTATCCCGAGCGGGCTCCCATCTACTTCGGGCTGGAAACCCCGAGAGCCATTCACTTCGCCATCGACAACTCCGGCTCTATGACGGCGGATCGCCGGAACACGGTCAAGGCCGCCTTCTCCGGGCTTGTGGCACAGCTCCGTGGGCTGGTCCTTAGCGGTATGCAGTTGAGCCTCGGCGTCACGATCTGGGGCGGCAATCGAAGCTCCCAGACATACCTCAACGTGACCGAAGCCAACCTGCTTTCGGCCGAAAGCTTCGTGAACACCGCGCTCAACGGTGCCGGGGGAGGCACGGACTTCACGCAAGCCGCGCAGGGGGCCGTGGAGTTCTTCGATCAGACCTTGGCGTCGAACCTCGACCGGCGGATCAACTTCTTCATCACGGACGGCCTCGCGACCGGGACGACGCACGAGCAGGCCCGGACAATCATGAGCGATCTGCTCGACCGCTCTTCCGGTTCGTTCAACACCGGGGCGGGGACGGACGTTGACTGTTACTCGGTCAATATCGTGGAGCCCAACACCGACCAGTCCGACAACCTCGACAACACGACGGGCACGCTGAAAGACATCACGACCGACGGGGAAGTCCCGGTGATCGGGGCGAACGAGGCGGCCCAGCTCACGAACCTGATCTTCGAGGCTTTGAGCGGCGGGATTGACCCGTCTGCCAACCCAGCACACATGATCCGTGAGGCCCTGACCGACCGGGCGTGGGGCATGGGCGCGCACCCGTCTGCCATCGACGACGTGGCCTTCAGGGCGGCGGCCGACGTGTTCTTCAACGAGAGCTTCGGCCTCTCGATGATCTGGACGCAGCAGCAGTCGATCCAATCTTTCGTGCAGGAAGTCCTCGACCACGTGGAAGCCAACCTCTACGTCGATCCTGCGACCGGGAAGTTCGTGCTGAAGCCGATCCGGGACGACTATGACCCGGACACGCTCGACGTGTTCGACGAATCCAACTGCACCGTGCGGGACTTCCAGCGCCGGTCGCCCACCGAGATCACCAACGAGATCAACCTGACGTGGACGAACCCGGAGACCGAAGAGGAAGAGGTCATCACGCAGCAAGACCTCGGCGGCATCGTGGTCAACGGCGGGGAGATCATCTCCGACAACCGGAACTACTACGGCATCCGGGATCGCCGCTTGGCGGCCATCGTGCTCTCGCGCGACCTCTCGGCCGTGACTGCGCCTCTCGCGACGGCCGAGGTCGAGGTTGACCGCTCGGCTTGGCGGTATGCCCCCGGAGACGTGCTGAAGCTCTCTTCGTCCGAGCACGACGCGGAAGAGCTGGTCATGCGGATCGCCAAGATCAACTACGGAAAGCCCGGGGACTCCAAGATCGTCGCGTCTCTGACGCAGGACATCTTCAGCTTCGCCCGGCCGCAGGTCGTTCTCCCCCCGGAGACCGAGCTGGAATCGGGGGCCAGAGAGCCCACGGTCATCGAGTATGTGGAGTTCATGACGCTCGGGTATTTCTTCGCCGCGAACCTCATTCCGCCGACGGCGCAGATCGGCGTGGAATACCCGGACGCCTTCGTCGGAATCCTCGCCTCGTCCCCGAACCCGGACGTGACCGCGATCTACATTCTCGGGGAGAGCGTGGATGCTGCTGGCAACACCTACGCCGAGCCCACGGGCACCATCATGCCGGTCGCACGCGGCCTTCTGGCCGAGGACTTCGTGAAGGAGGCCGAGACCCTGACGCCCGGCTTCAGCAGCCTCACGACCGGCTCCGGCCCCACCCCCGGCGGCTTCGCCCTGATCGGTCTCGAAGACGGTTCGGAGCAGGGCCGGGAGATCGTCATGTTCGTGAACAACGACGGGTCGAACTGGACGATCAAGCGGGGCGTTCTCGACACGGTTCCGCGCGAGTGGCCCATCGGCACGCCGATCCGGTTCTTTGGTGCGACGGACTTCATCACGGACGCGGAGCTGGAAACAGCCTTCTCGCCGCGCGACTACAAGATGGTCATGCAGACGACCCTCGGGGCCTACCCGGAGTCTCTGGCCCAGACCGAAACATTCATGCCGGGCGAGCGCGCTTGGCTGCCCCTCCGGCCTGCGAATGTCCGGGTCGCCGGGTCCGCTTGGGATCGGGTTGACGCGAACGAGCTGACCGAGATTCCCGTCACGTGGTCGAACCGGAACCGCCTGACCGAAGACACGCAGGTTCTCGCTTGGGACGACCCGAGCGTCACGCCCGAGCCGTCGCAGCTCACGAAGATCACGATCCTCGACGCCGACACGCGAGATGTCGTCAACGAGATCGAAGACCTGCCGGGCGAAAGCTATGCAATACCGAAGGCTTCCTTTGGATCGGCAACTCGGGCTATTGTCCGGGTGACATCTACCCGCAGCGGCTTCGAGTCGCTTCAGGGCCACGAGATCGAAATCACAATCGCTTCGGGCTATGGCTACGGCTACGGCCTGTCCTACGGAGGATAGAATATGCCCATGAGAGAGACCCCCGGCCTCGGCCTCAACGCCTTCTGGGACTTGGGTGCCGACGGCTGGAACACCGGCATGGACACCAACCTGCGGCTTCTCTCGGCCGTGGTCGGTGCCCGCGTCCAGTCGCGCACGTCGGCCTTGCCGGGCTCTCCCTCGGCGGGCTCCATCTACATCGTGCCCGTCGGGGACGCGACCAACGGTAGCAAGCTGGCGGTCTGGGATGGCCCCACCGGGGCGAAGCAGTGGGTCTACATCACGCCGCAATCCGGGTGGCACTTCTACGTCGTGGACGAGGGCATCAACGTCCAGTGGACCGGCACGTCTTGGGTCGAGTTCGCGGCTGGCGGCGGTGGGGGTGGCACGTCCATCTCCGGCTCGCAAATTCTGATCCAGCTCGCCCAGACGACCGGGCAGGTAATCGACACGACGACCGAGACCTTGGCTTTTGGGAACATCGTCTCGGACGACAACGAGTATTTCAACGCGGCCGACAACACGATCCGAATCCCGGAGTCGCAGGAAGGTCGAACGGCCGTCTTCGTCGCCCACACCAAGCACACGGCCGACGGTGCTGGGGCCATCGAGACGACGCTTGAACGGTCGGAAGACGCGGGCGTCACGTGGGTTCCCGTCGCCAGCTCGGCCGACGAGGAAGACTACTTCGGCACGACGACCTTGACCGCCCTCGTCACCTTCATCGGCGGGGACTGGTATCGGTTGCGCCACACAACCTCGGCCACCAAGACCACGAGCGGTGACGCGCAGACCTCTCTCGCAGTGACGACCGTGGGTGCCGGGCAGGTCGGCCGGATCGTTCGCACGACCTCGAATCGGGTGGTCCCGAACCACATCTTCCAGTCTGGCGACTTCGGGGAATGGACGAACTTCACTGCCTCGGGAACGCTGAAGGTCTACATTCCCCCGGATCGTGAGGCTGACCACGTTCTGCACCCGGACGGCTACGCCTACATGGGCCTTCAGGGCAGCATCGGCGGCCCGTGGTATATCGAGCAAGTGATTGACCTTCCGACCGACCCGTCCTCGATCACGGTCTATTGGGACCAGCACACCCGGCTCGTGGATGACCTCATGCGCTTGGAGCTGGACTTCCTCGACGCCAGCGACCAGATCATCGGCCAGTATGTCGGGGGCGGCCGCCTGAACTCGGCAATCCAGCTCTGGGAGACCTTCGCAGATACAGCCGCGAACATTCCGACCGGGACGACGAAGGTTATGCTCCGTCTCAACACAATCGTCACGGGTGGTCCGCAACAGATAAACGTGACCAACGTGCGGGTCGTGACTACCACACTCGGGGTCTCCGGCATGTTGCCCGGGTCGATTTACGCCTACTTGCCGAGCATCGCGACGAATCAGAACAAGGTGCTTCGGGTCAACTCGACCGGAGACGACGTGGAGTGGGGCGGCAGCCCGATCCGGTTCCGTGCCGGGTCTCTCGACGAGCCCGAGGTCATGGACCTTCAGTTCCTCGGGACGGCCTTCAACGCGGTCAAGACCGGCGACACGATCCAACTCTCGTTCACCGGGGGTCTTGCGCTCCACGGGGCGGCCGGAGAGGTCAGCGGTGCGGTAACGAAGCTGACGATCACCGGAGCGGGTGCTGGCATCACGTCGCCGGTTCCCGGGGAGATCGAGATCACCATCCCGGGGCCGGGCGAGACCGCTCCCCCGGCCACGACCATCGAAGAGGTCGAGGGAATCAACGCAGTCCGTTCGGCCATGTCCAGCGACCAAAACGGGCAGCCGCTCGTGTGGGATCAGGGGGCGAACGCCTTCATCCCGCTCCCGGCGAACTTCAGCCCCATCGCCTATGGCGGCGGCGCGGACATTCTCTGGGCTGGCGATCTGGCCGGGGTGCGCAACGTGGTCCTGACCGACGACACGCACAACCTCTACCAGTATGACGAGTTGCACTTCGTCTTGCGCAACGCGAACGATCACGCCGATGTAGCGGTCTCGGCCGATGGCGGGAGCACGTGGTCCACCGTCTTCTGGGCGTGGTCTGGCGTTGGTGGCACGGGTGAGGGGACGACCTCGACCGATGCTTTCCGGCTTGGGGGCTATACTTCGGACATAAACCTTCAGATCGGCACGGCGGTTCTTCGCTTTTTCAGCGAGGCGGGCTTCCCCACCATGTATCACGGCATGGGCTCTGGCCCGGGGGCGAGCCAAGACATCGCCCTCGTCGGTTATTCCAGCGCGGCCGAGAAGCACAATGCGGTCATTGTGCAGCGGGACAGCTCGGGCAACTTCACGGGCGGCCAGCTCTACATCATCGGCGTGAAGAAGACCCGGCAGCCGGTGGACCTCTCTGCGCGAGTCCAGAACGGCGGGCCGCTCTCGGCCGATCAGGAAATCCTCTTCCACGAGACGATGGGACTTCGGTTCGACCAAGGCTCTACGGTGGGGCGCGTCCGCGTCTCCCCGGCTGCGGCCGGGCCTTCGGTCTTCCAGTTCCAGTCTGACGACGGGACCGAACTTTGGACGGCTACCGTGGCGGCCGGGGAGACCCAAGTTGAGTTTGCCTTGCCCTCGTCGGTCGTGGTCAACGATGCGCTCCGTGTGCTGGCCCCGGCGACCCCGGACGCCAACATAACCGACGTGTTCCTCTCGCTGCGCGGGGAGGCCGCACGATGATCGTCATCACGGTCCACCTTCCGCACGCCCGGCAGGCGGTCATGGACGAGCTTTCCGTCTACGGGGAGGTCACGCCCTACGAGCACCTGAAGAGCGCCTTCACGTTAGAGCTGCGCGATCCGCAGGACGAAGCGGACCTCATGCTGACCCTTGCTAACGACGAGCGGGTCTCTGGCGCTATGGACGGGGCGGCTTCGGTCGCCCCTATGGCCTACGAAGAGAAGTTCATCCGGGAAGGCCGACTCTTCACCGACAAGATCGGCGCGCTTCGCCTGAAGGCTACGGTGGACGCAAACCGGGGCGTCTTCAATCCGTGGTGGAAGCAGCCTGACTTCTTCAAGTGGCGCTACGACACTGACCGTCTGGGCCAAGGCACGATCATCGCTATCGTCGATGGTGGTATCCGCTGGGGACACCCGGAGTTCGCCAAGAACCCCGGCCGCGTCACGCGAATCTTCAACTACTCGACCTCCCAGCTTGGAGCCTCGAACCATGGCACG